AATAATTTAATTTCTTCTGCAATTTCTAAGATAGTTGTATAGTTTCCAGTTGTAATATGTAGTTCATCATCAGAAGTAAGTTTTTCATAATTTTCCATTACTGTTTCAAGTGCTTCACAGCAGTCCTCTGCATATAAAAATTCTCTTGCCTCTGTACCATCAGTCATCATATCAATTACACCAGTTTCAAATCCCTTCACAATAAAATCTGTTATTACATGTGCCTTTTCCATATCATGTTCAATACCATATACATTCCAGAACTTAACTATCAATCCACCAAGAGACTTGGTGTATAGTTCACCCACTCTTTTCATCACACCATACGGGGAGTATGACATATTACTCATCTGAGATGATGCAAATACAAATGGTTTTTTATATTCACTCAAATGTCCAAATACATTTGCCATCATTCGAGTGTTGTTATCTAGGAACTGAAAGGTATGTTGATACTTCTTGAGATAGTGTGATCCACCTACATCAAAGGCAAGGAAGAAAACAAAATCAGAATCCATAATTTGATTTCTTAAAAATGGATTAGGAATATGTGTCATGTCTTCATGTTGACCATTTGTAATATCAAACTCTCTTACAAGGTATCCTTTCTTTGTAAGATACTGTGTTAGATATGCACCAATTTGTCCTGAAGATCCTAGTATTGATATCTTTTTCATGCTAACTCCACGTTAAAAGAAAATGACATATACAATTCATCAGAATGAGGTTTACCAATTTTCTTTACTCCTAAATCCTGAGGTTGTCTTTGAACAGTATGTTCTATTTGAGAAGGGAAAATTACAATATCACCTTCTTCTATTTCTGGTTGTATTTCCTCCTCATAACAACCAAATCCATATAAGTCAGGGTTATAGTCATGAATATTATATCGTGGTGCTTCATAGAACATCTTATTAGGATTCATGAATGATGTTGAAATATGCTTGTATCGATCATAGTTAACATAATAGACACCAGATAGATGTGAAGGAATATGGTTATGTGCTTCCTGATTCTGACCTGGACCATATGCATTAAACCACTGTTGAGATACAAAGAAAGAGTTAGTGTTGAACTGTGCCATGTTAATTGCTTCTTGGATATTATATGAAATGTCCTGTAGCAATTCTGCTATGGGGATCTCAGTTTCCATAGTATGATCAACCATACTATCATCAAAGAATGAGGTATAACAATCACAATTCCAAGAAGAACTATTTGACCCATTCTGTTCTTCGTATCTACGTTTTATAATTGGAAAAATTTTATCTTTCCACTTTGAATGAGTTTCAAACTTTCCACGATATAGAAACATCGGGAATAGTGGTAACAAACCATAATCAGTCATTGGGAAACTTCATAACTACTTGATCAACATACTCGATCATCTCCTCAGTAATTGTAGGAGAACAACCAACAAAGAATACCTTGTCTAATACTTGATTAGCATTTGGGTATTTGGATGCATCACCAAGGTGACGATAGCCAGGATGCTGAAGAATATTACCTGCAAAATAATTTCTTGTTTGAACTCTATTATCTTCCAGATGTTTAACTAGTGCTGTCTTTTGTTTCTTATCTCTACAAACAATAGGAACACCAAACCAACTAGTCTCTGATTCTTCTAGTTCATTAATGGTACGGAGACCATCAACTTTCTCAAAGATACCATCTAAGTTTGCTTTGTTTATTCTACGCTTAGTATGGATCTCATCAAACTTCTTGAGTTGAACAGAACCAACTGCACCTTGTAGATCAAGTGGTTTTAAATTATAACCTGCAACACCAAACACATACTTATGATCTACAATACCAATCTCATCACCTAACCAATTATCAAATCGTTTACCACATACACCATTAGGAAGTTTATTCTGTGAACCAACACACCAACAACCACGACCCCACCATGCAAAACTACGGGCAAGATCAACAATATCAGGAATGTTAGAAGAAACCATACCACCTTCCATAGTAGAAATGTGGTGAGCAGGATAGAAAGAACAAGATGCTGCAACAGAGCATGATGTAAGGAAGTTACCTTTGTAAGTACTTCCAAGAGAATCACAATTATCAGAAATCATCTGAATATTATTTGTCTCACAGATGTCAAGTAACCATTCAAGATCATAAGAGTTACCTAAAACAGGTGAAGAAAATACTGCTCTGGTTCTTTCAGTAATTTTAGATGAGATCTGGTCTATATCCCAGTTAAGATCTTTCCAATCAATATCAACAAAGACAGGTTTTAAATTGTTTTGAATAATAGGTGCAATCGTAGTTGCAAATCCACAACAACATACAATAATCTCATCACCATCTTGCCAATTATAATACTTCTTGAGTGCAGCAAGCATCACAAGATTAGCAGAACTACCAGAGTTTACCATGATGGACTTATCAAATCCAAACATCTTGGAGAACTCACGTTCAAACTTATTAACTTTCTCACCAGCAGGTAACCATTTACCTTTCAGTATTGCTTCAATAATCGTAGTTGGTTCTTCATCATTCCAATAAGGACCACTGTAGTAAACAGTATCTTTTGTAGGATCAAATGATTTCTTATTGGCAAGATATGGGAAGAGGTCTAAGTCACGTTCCTTAGCCGTAGAAATAAAATTTTTAATCAGATCTTGCATAGTTGTTTAATCAAATCATCAGTAGAAATCTGTGGTTCAAAACCAAGAGATTTTAATTTAGTAGTATCCATCCAGAAATCTTTTGTCTGTACAATAGAATGAAACTTAGGAGATGGTACAGAAACAATTTCAGAGGAAGAATTTAAAAGTTCTTTTGCTCTGTCAATTATATCACCAACTTTAGTAGGTTGTCCACTTCCAATGTTATAAATCTGGTTTTTCTCTCCCTTTTCAATCACCAAGTCAATTGCTCTACAAACATCTTTTACATGTAAGATATCTCTAATGTCTGTTCCTTCATTATACAGTCTAATTGGTTGACCATTTCTCATATTGTCAATCATCTGTGTGATTGCATTTTTCTGTAGTGATGCATCAGGGTCATTATCACCTAGAACATTACATAACCTAAGGATTCTATACTTAACTCCAAAGGTTTCACAAAAAGAAATGATTAGTTGTTCTGCTGCTCTCTTCGTAATGGAGTAGAACCCTCTTGGATCACAGAGTCCGTCTTCGGAAACTGGATTGTCATTTGCATCACCGTATACAAACCAAGAACTAATAAAATTAAACGTAATGTCTTCATGAGTATCGAACCTACGATCTTTAACTTCTACAACTCGGTCAAGTACTTCAGTGAGAACCATAAGGTTACTCTTTACATCCAATGTAATTTCCTTGAACACATTATAGTTGTGTGTTGTACTAATAAAATATAAAATGTCTTTGTCCATTGGAGTCCTTTGCCCTCTATCAATGGCACGAGACTTTTTAGGAAACATATTACAAAATGTGCGACCAATGTATCCAGTCGCACCATACACAGATAAACTCATGCTAAAACTTCATCAAGAACTTCGGTTTGGAATGTACTTTCAGATTTAATTTGTTCTGAAATCCATTCGTATGTTTTACGGATACCTTCTTCAAGAGGTTGTGAATAATCCCATCCAAGTTTCTCTCTTACAAGATCATTGTTTGAGTTACGACCACGAACTCCAAGGGGTGCATCTAACTTATGTCTTCTCTGAACTGCTTTACCTGCAACTTTTGCAGTAATATTTACAAGTTCATTAATAGTAACCATTTCTTCTGAACCAATATTGACTGGTCCTAAGAAATCAGAGTTCATCAATCTCCAAGTTGCTTCAATACATTCATCAATATAAAGGAATGAACGTGTCTGTTCACCATCACCCCATACTTCAATTGGTCCTCCAACATCAGGAAGGTATGCTACTTTTCTACAAATTGCTGCTGGTGCCTTTTCTCTTCCTCCATTCCATGTTCCTTGTGGTCCAAAGATATTATGATACCTGGCAACACGCACAGGAATACCGTGATTACGGTTGTAAGCAAGATAGAGACGCTCCGAAAAGAGTTTTTCCCATCCGTATTCTGAGTCTGGTGCTGCGGGATATGCTGATTCTTCACGGCAATCTGGATTATTAGGGTCAAGTTGGTTGTACTCTGGATACATGCAAGCAGAACTAGAGTAGAAGATCTTAGTTGGTTGATCCAACTTAGGACGATTACAAACAGTATATTCTTTTACTATACCATCAAAGGTTTTATTTAATTGATGGACACCTTCAAGCACGTTTAAGTTTATAGAAGCAGAGTTGTGCATGATGTCTGCATCATTCTCTCCTGTAAATATAAAACCTGCACCACCCATGTCAGCAGCAAACTGGTAGATCTCATCAAAGGGAAGGATGTGTTGATAAGGAACAGAATTATAATAGTTCCCTTGATACCCTTTGAACTCAAGAATAGAATTTACAAATGCAGTACTGCGGAGATCACCTACAATAAATTCATTTGCTTCTGTCTTAGCAAAGTCAGGATACTTTAAATCTACACCTCTTACCCAATAACCTTCTTTACGCAGTCTCTTTACCATATGACTGCCAATAAAACCACCTGCACCTAGTACTAGGGCGGTCTTTTTGTATTCGCTGCTGTACGTTGTTACTCTCGTCATGCTTGAAATTACTTATGTTAATAGTATACACAAAAAAAGGGGTCTTGTAAACCCTCCTTATTTAGAAAGAAATTTAAGAAAGGGAAATGGACATTTGTTCGGTGTTCTCGAAAACAATTTGTTTCCTTCCTCATAATTTTTAGATTTTGGTTTAGATAAATGAAATTCTAATTTAGCTAATTCACTTCTCTCTTTTAAAATAACTCCACTATTTAAATCAGGAGACAAGAAAGTTACTCTGAATAGAGGATCACCTTTTTTAATGATAAGTGGTTTAGTTTTATCAACTAGTCGAGTTGCCAGACTAGTATTCCTACTCCAATTAGATATGTTAAACCATCCTTCAACCACAGTAAAATTATTATTTAAAGAAGTTAATGGATGAGAACTATAATCCATCCAAACATCAGGTTCATCTGTCCAAAAAGCAAAGTTACAGATTTCTAATTGAAAGACTAATTCCTTAGGATTCTCAGGATCTGATATATTAAACTGACCTATCAACTCAGGATGAGTTGACCACATAACACCATTATCAAATCCTAGTTTATAGTCTATAGGAGAGTATCCAACAAAGGTTCTGTTTTTTCTGTGTTTAAAAACAGGACACTTATTATACTGTTGTGTTTTATCGACACTATCATATTCCCTGACAAGCAACTTTAGTTTGTCAGGGTTATCTGCAATACTTATATAATTGACTTTAAAACTACTCTGCTTTGACATGATCCTTTACATAGCAAGGAACACCTGCAGGATCTAACCACTTAGTATACTCAAAGTCTTCAATCGCAGTTTTCAATTGCATGAAGTTATCACACCAGTACATGTCCTTGTATCCATTGTGGTTGTTCCACTTTTGAATACGATAGTCTGGTTGTCCATTCTCTAAGAGATCAGGCATTTTGATATACCTGTATGGATCATTCTGGCATAATACTTCAATCATCGGTTTGTTTGTTTCTATAATAATTATAGCATTAACTTAATGATAAGACAATAGATCCAATCTTTAAAGTGGCACATTAATAGTACCGTAGTAACGAGACAGATACCATTGTATTGTAGAGTTAATATTTTCTAACCATTTGTCACCAGGTTTCCAACCTATTGCATTAGTAAGTTTAGAATGATCCATGGCATAGCGTTTATCATGACCAGGTCGATCATCTGTAACACCAATAAGATCATATGGTTTTTCTAAGATATCTAGTATATCTTTTACAACATCAATATTCTTCTTCTCACATGAACCACCAATATTAAATGTATCATTCATAATACCTTGTTCATATAACATCCAGATTGCTTCACAATGGTCTTTGACATATAACCAATCTCTAATCTGATCTCCACCACCATGCATGTAGGTCGTTCTATCATTAATAGCATTTGTGATAGTAAGAGGAATCAGTTTCTCAGGATGTTGTCTAGGTCCATAATTATTAGAACAGTTTGTTATAAGATATGGAACACCATAAGTGTTATGCCATGCTTTAACAAAATAATCTGACGCTGCTTTACTTGCAGAGTATGGATTTCTAGGGTTGTATAAAGTTTCTTCTGTGAATATATTTGGGTCATCATATTCTAGTGATCCAAATACTTCATCAGTAGAGATATGATGGAACTTGTCTACAACATCTCTACTAGCATTCAATAAATTAATTGTACCTAAAATATTTGCCTGAATAAATGGTCGATAGTTTTTAATAGAATTATCTACATGACTTTCTGCAGCAAAATGAAAGACTATATTAGGTTTATATGAAACAAATAATTCATCAACTGCTTGTTCATCAGCAATATCAATCTCAATAAACTTGACTCTTTTATTATCGACTAGTTTATCAATGTATTTAATATCAGATGCATAAGTGAGATTATCTACAATAACAATCTCGTCATCAGTTTTCTTGTGAATGTAATGTAAAAAATTACTGCCTATGAAACCAGCAGCACCTGTAACTAAAATCATTTTAATGTTTTTGCGATTGTTTAATGTACTCTTGATAGTCAGCACCACTAGGAATGTCTGCTTTACCTTCTTTAATTGCTTGGTGCAACCAAGTAGTGATAATATACTTATCTCCTTTTAAAGGTTTTCTTCCTTTATGTTGCCAATGATGATCTGATGGGAAAAATACAATCTTTCCTGTTTCAGGTTTTACTTTGTACCAATAGAAATCAGTTTCTCCTTCTTCAAAATCCTCATTAAGATATATTAGACAACTGAATGCTCTTTGTCTACGTTGTCTATCATCATCCAATCGATCAAAGTGCCATTCAAAAAAACCAGAATCTTTTTCATACTTTACAATAGTATATCCTTCATCTTCATATACAAAACTTGCAAGTAAGTTTTCTGGAACATCTCTTTCTTGGTTTTGTTCCCACTCATCATCAAACATTTTACCAATGTCCCAATGATATTGAGCAAAGAACTGATTAATTTTTTGTTCAATTAAACCATCAATTGATGCATCAAAAGGTACTTGTATTTGATTAGACTTTCTGGCAAGTCCATCAACTGACTCTAAATTACCATGATTTTGAGCAGTATATACCTGAGAAGCTCTAACTTGATCTAAATTGTTTTCATAAAAATCAATGATTAAGTCACATTCATCTTTTGTAAATGCAATGTACTCCTTAATATAATCACTTAGTTGGTTCATACTGTGATTTCTCTTTGTTCACCTAATTCTATAGGACTGATCTTTTCTATTCTACCATAATCATCTTCAAGACGCACTATATCTTCTTCTTCACACTTTCCTATTTGCACTTCGATGAATACTAACCCATCATCTCCTGCAGTTGCCCTGTGCATATGCTTTTTTGGGATGTGGAATCGATCACCAACAGCAGCAGGTTTTATTATTCCAACTGTCAATTGAGGAGCAGTTGCTACAGTACCTGATCCCTCAACAATAACCCAATCCTCAGAACGATTATTATGATATTGTAATGAGAACTGTTGATTAGGATTCAAAGTAATTTTCTTTACTTTATATTCAGGTTCATCAAGTAGAACTTCGTACTTTCCCCAAGGTTTTTCCATCATGTTTTTTTGAATCAGTCCAGTATTCTTTATATAGGGTTTGGTTTTTAGCTTCTATTTTCTTCTCCAATGCTTCTAATCTTTCTATTATTTCATCGTACTTTCTATCTGTATGTGTGTGATAATCGCCCGACATAATCCTCCTAGTTTTGCTTAATATCCCAATGCCATTTGATAGCCTTGATGTGGTCAAACGTATCTTCCATGTATGTCCTATCGCCAATGTCATACTTTCTTTCACATAGAAAGTTTCTCATTTGTTGTATACTATCAAACGTTCCGACGTGGTCGTAGTTTTCGTTATACAGGACGTATTGCATTGAAAGAGGGGATGGTGTAGTATTTATTGTATCAGGATTTCAACATATTGTCAACTACATTGTAGTTGATCCCCAGTGATGTTCTTAATTGATCGGTCATTCTGTTTGGAGCATATCCTTGATGCTGCCATAAAGCAGGTATCAATACAGATCTGTTAGGTTTATATGTAATGTAATGAAGTTTACCTTCATCATCTTCACATACGAACTCTCCTCCCCATTCAGCATTCCATTCAGAAGCAGTGAATAAAACCAAAGTAAAATCACCAGGATCAGTATGAAACATAGACGATTGGTTTGTTACTTGTCCGTTACAAAGTACTCTTTCAATAGTTAAATTAGATTTTACTACTCTTTGTACTTTTAACTTTAAGTAATCAGCAACTTCAATAAATTCAGGACTTGAATACCAACGTAAATTTTTAGAGAAACTTAAACAACATTCGTCATACGCTTTGTTATTTAAAATCCAACCTTCTTGCCAGTGCATGAATTCATACACTCTCCAAAACATATCTTCTGGTATAGAATCCTCAATTACATAAGGAAACATAAGATTATTGTTGCTTGTTACACTCTAGCATATGTTCTACGGTATTGGCAACATCGTTCATTGCATGTTTTAAAACTGGGTTTTGTCCTGACTTCTGTAACATACGTTCAGAATGTTGCTCTGTTAAAGTCCATCTCCATTGACTTAGTTTCTCTGAATACCATAGGTTAATCTGCATAGGTTTCGTCTACTCCCCAAATTTGGATGGTGTATCTTAAATCAGTGGAATATGGTGACACTGCTGTTACCATATGTTGTTCCTTATTATCATTCACGACCATTGTATTATGCTCAGGTAATAAAGCAGTCCATTCAGGACCTGTTTTTTCTTTATCTTTATATAGAAAAACTCCACCGTTCTCAGGTTCCCATGTATCATTTAGATATATTGTTGCACCAAATACTTTATCTTCATCATTATGAACAGCGATACCAGAAAGTTGTTGCCAAATGTAATATTGTAATACATAATCTTTACATTTTGGTACAAGTGGTTGTATTTCTTTTACAATTCTTTCTTTCATTTCCCCACCAATATGTGTGGATAAACAATTTGAAAAGAAACCTTTTATCAATCCATTACGCCAGGCAAAACTACCTTTCCATTCTTCTTCATCATGTTTCTCAGATACCTCTACACGAATATCTGATAGTAGGTTGTCACTAAGTACATTGCTAAAATGTTTCATTCAAAGTTTCCATAATCTTTTTTCATGTAACGTCCGAGGATGTTGCTATTGTAATACTTTGGTGTCCCATCGTCAAGTGATTCTGTCAGGACATCATTAAGAAACAGTTGTCTTGTCTCTTCGTAGTTTACTTTTCCAAGGGTTGTGTGGAGGGATATGATTTCTCTTCGGAAATTATCTCTACCGTATTCTTTAATGTCTTGTTTAAGTTCGTCAGAGCTTCCGTAATACCGCTTCCAGTCAGACTCTGACGTAACACGTCGCTTGCCTCCTTTAGGTTTTCGTTTCTGTACGAAATACTTTCTTCCGATGTATTGCTTACCGTTCTTTGTATTTGTAATCCTGTAGACAAAACCGAAGAACTCGCCAATATCATCAGAAGAGAAAGGTTTACCCTCATATAACCAGGGGTTTTCGTAAACTCCTCCTTCAACCATTTAATCATAAACCTTGATCTTTTTGACTCGTAAAAAATTCTTTCAGTGATGATTGGTGTTGACCTTCATTTTCTTTTGGATCAAGTTTGTCATAACCTTTCATTTTTTTCCATTCATTATGCAATGCACCCAATAACCATGCTTGAGAAAGACTCTTAGGTCCATTCTCAAGTAATTCTAGATACCTTTTGTTATTGGTGTATCCTTTGTATTCTTCTCTCCAGTTGGAGTCATCGTATTTCATAGTGAGAAACCTGAGAATGTGTCTTTTTTGACGTCTTGTTTGATACCACCAACTAGGTAGTTCTCAACTTCAGTCTCTTGAGGAGCAACTTGTAATCCTTTTGATGAGATCCAGTGCTGTGTCCATGGTAATGGATTGTTTCTAGCAGCAATATCGTATTGTGGTTTGATACCAATTGCCTTCAGACGACGATTAGCAGTCCACTCTACATATTGACATAGTAGTTTATCGTTTAGACCGATCATAGATCCGTCCTTGAACAGATAGTCTGCCCAACGCTTTTCTTCATTGACTGCTGCATCGAACATAGAGATTACCCATTCCTCTTCCTCCTTCGCAATTTTTGCCATCTCTGGGTCATCACCTTCTTTCCATTTGTTGAGGATGTTTTGAGTAATGACAAGATGGATATTTTCGTCTCGTGCGATGAGAGAGATAATTTTAGCGGATCCCTCCATAAGTTTGAGTTCACCAAACGCAAACGAGCAAGCAAACGATACATAGAACCTAATACCCTCCAGGATATTTACATTAGCAATTGCTCTATATAGTTTCCTTTTGAGTTCATATCTATCTTGTTTAAAGTGACCTGCACCTTCTTGAGCATGTCTCCATGCTGCAGAAGTTCCATACTCTTGGGCAGAATTAACAAAGTCATCATAAGAACGGGTAACACTTGCAGAACGTTCGAGTATTCTATCATCAGTTAAGATTTTGTCAAGTATATCACTAGGATTTGCATACACGTTTTTTATGATGTGGGTGTAGGATCTACTATGGATCATCTCCATGAAACCCCATACTTCCATACATGCTTCTAGTTCTGGTAAGGAACAGTATGGGATGAATGCCATGCCAGGACCACGACCCTGTACAGAATCAAGCATGATCTGGTACTTCAGGTTAGAAGTATAGATGTGCTTTTGTTCTGGACGAAGAGTTTGATAGTCACCACGATCTTTCTGTAAGGAAACCTCTTCAGGTCTCCAGAAATAACCTAACTGTTGTGTGGTTAGTCTATCAAATACTGGATACTTATAACTGTCATAACGTTGAATCCCCAATGGTTGTCCAAAGAACATTGGTTGTTTTTTAGTATCTACTTGTTCGGTATTAAATACCGTCATACCCTTTATCTGGGTTTCCATTTTCTCTGTCAATTTAAACTGAACAGGATTCACACTCTCCCTCCTCTACTTGTTCTAAGTCGTTTAATAGATTATCTAATTCGGTTGTCTGTGGAACATCAACAACCTCATCACTTTTCATATCGTGAGTATTTTGATAGTAACTGGTTTTCCAACCGTACTTGTATGTAGTTAGTAGATCATTTGCCATCACAGACACAGGTACTTCATTACCTTCATAGTTCTCTGGATTGTAACTCCAGTTACCACTAATTGCCTGATCAAAGAATTTTTGAATCACTGAAATGACCTTGATATATCCTTCGTTAGAAGGCATATCCCACAATAGTGTGTAGTTATTTTTCAAGTGCCCATAAGACGGAACAATCTGCTTAAGAGGTCCTTTCTTTGATTTCTTAATGGACAGGTAATCTCTAGGTGGTTCGATTCCATTTGTTGCGTTTGACACAACGGAACTGCTCTCCGATGGCATCTGTGCGGACAATGTTGAGTGCCTAAGACCGTGGGTGGTGATAGATGCTCTAAGAGATTCCCAATCATATTTGTAGTCGGGTGCGACGAGTTCATCTACATCCTTTTTATATGTATCGATAGGAAGAACTCCAGTAGCATACTTAGTGAATCTAAAGTATTTGCATGCACCTTTTTCCTTTGCAATCTCATTAGAAGACTTAAGCAAGTAGTATTGGAATGCTTCAGTCAGGTCATGAGTAAGAGTCAGTGCTTCTTGGGAATCATACTTAGCACCATTCTTAGCAAGGTAATGAGCGAATCCAATATAACCTATACCCAAAGAACGACGATTTATAGTGCTGTTCTGTGCTGCGCTAATTGGATAGTCCTGATAATCAATCAACTCTTCTAGACCCCTCACAGCAAGGTCACAGAGGGACTCTAATTCATCCAAACGATTAATCTTACCAACGTTGATAGCAGAAAGAATACAGAGGGCAATTTCACCATCTTCAGTATCAATGTGATTTAATGGTTTGGTAGGTAGTGTGATCTCTTGACACAAGTTACTCATCGTAACCTTATCTGTAAAGGAAGAGTGAGAGTTACAATGGTCAATGTTCATGATATAGATTCTACCAGTCTCTGCTCTCTCCTTAAGAAGATCTAGAATAAGTTTCTGAGCAGAAACAGTCTTCTTCTTAATTCGATCATTATTTTCATAACGAACATATACGTCATCAAATCTAGGAGTACCAAATGCTTCATAAAGACCTGGTACATCATGAGGACTAAACAAAGTTATGTCACCATCATCAATAAATCTCTGGTAAAATAACTGACTTAATTGAATACTGTAGTCTAACTTACGAACTCTGTTATCTTCTGTTCCTTTGTTGTTCTTAAGAACTAATATATCTTCTATTTCTTGGTGCCAGATTGGGAAGTGGACAGTTGCTGATCCACCACGGATGCCATTTTGAGTGCAACATCTGACAGTTGCTTCAAACTTTTTGAGGAACGGGACAACACCTGTGTGTTGAACTTCTCCGCCCCTGATTTTACTGTTGATACCCCTGATCTTACCTGCGTTGATACCAATACCAGCCCTTTGAGCGACATAGCGACCGATGGCCATATCAGAACTAAAAATACTATCCAAGGTGTCGTCAACATCAACCAGAACGCAACTCGCAAATTGCCGAAGAGGAGTTCTAACACCTGCCATGACGGGCGTGGGGATGTTGATTTTGTGTTTGGAAATGGCATCGTAGTATCTTTTGATGTAATCTAATTTATTTTCCGTATAGTTTTGAAAAATAGTAATAGCAATCAACATGTACATGAACTGTGGAGTTTCATATACTGCAGTAGTGCTTCTATCCTGAACCAAATACTTATCAACTACCTGACGTAAACCAGCGTAAGTAAATAAGTTATCACGCTCATGATCGATGTAACTATCTAGTTCATCAATTTCCTCTAAACTAAAGTTTGCTAGGATTTCAGGATCATATACTCCCTTCTCTTGACAAGTAGTAATATGTTGTTGAAGATTAGGAAGTTCTTTATGACCACCATACAAACTTTTCCTCAATTGAAAGAGAAGAAGTCTTGCAGCAACATACTGATAGTTTGGATGGTCTAAATCTATTAAATCACTTGCTGAACGGATTAATATTTCTTGTATTTCTCCTGTAGTAATACCATCATAAAACTGTATACCTGATTGTATCTCTACTTGACTTGCAGAGACACCTGCAATGCCCTCACACGCTTCTTCTACCATTACGTGCATCTTTTCTAAGTCAAGACTTTCAATGCGTCCATCACGTTTTTTAACCTTTGTTCCGTTGCTCATACTTTTTTCCAGTTGTTAAATTTAATTTTTGCTTTTAATCCTGAATATGTGTTTGATTCTAACACACTCATAATATTCTGTCCACCTAATACCATATCATTTATGTCCTTTTCATGAATATTGTTTGGCCATATTACAACTCTTTCACCTCTGTCGATAGTGGTTGATATTCTTTTAACAATTTCATTGTTGCGCGGCTCGTTATCATAGATCCATACAGGATCATTAACACCCCACTTGCGAACATCAGCGTCTGCACCACACATAGCAATTGAATTGGATACGAACGTTGAATCAAACGGTCCTTCAGTGACGTAAACAGAGAGTTTATTGTCAATTTTGTCCAATCCATAGATCTTCGGTGCACTATCATTAATCATCACGGTAAGATATTTAGGCACAGATTTTTTTTCAATTGCTCTACCCTGAAACCCTATCAAGTTACCGTCTTGATACAATGGTATTATGATTCTCGGTTCATCCCTACCGATAGTGTCATAGGTCTTTTTATATGAATTACAGAACTCTTTAAACTTATATGCAAAGTAAAATTTTGACGGATCTAATTTTCTTTTTTCAAGATATTCCTTTGCAGAATCAACCTCTGAACAAAGAGGTAAATTAATTTTAGCAACTGATTTGAAAACTGGTGTCTCAAATTCAAACTTTGGATTTGGTGTATGTCTTCCCTTGCCAGTATGACCTTCTTTAAATTTTTCCATCACAAATTGCTTGTGCAATCCTAGGTCAATCGTTTTCAAGAAATTAGAAAACGACATACTAGCACCACAATTATGGCACTTGTAATTGGCATTGTTTTTTATTGAATAAAGATATCCCCTGGCAACATTCTTCCTCTTCTGTGAGTCCCCACATATGGGACAACGGAAGTTGTATAGGTTAGGATTCTTTTGTTTGAACTTTTGAAGTCTAGAAGATATCAAATTGACATACTTACGGTCAACTAGATCCATTACAAGAATATTACTGGTTCTTTATTATACCCGAATTTGTCTGCGGTGTCAACGCACCTCTTAAAGTCCTTTGTATGATTGGAGAAACCATAAAGATAATTATGGTAAGTGAACCTGCAATTGTCCACATCTTCTTCTCTATGTTACGGAGTCTATCATCTACCTTTCTTATATCTCTCTCGCATCCTTTCTTTATTGCTTCTGTTTCTCTCTTAAGATCAAGAGATAAATTATCTACCTTCTCAAACAATACTGCATCGATACGGTCTTGCTTATCTAACTTCTCATTATGCACAGCAAGAAGTTGACCCATCTTGACAGAATTGTCCTGTAAGGATTCAACAACTTTTTCGAGTCTTTCTATTATAGCAGCATTGACACCATTACTATCCATATCTCTTCATCACTTTCTTCTTCTTTTTCTTTTTATGGACGGGTGGGGAATCTGGAGGTAGACCTGCGACAGCACCAGTAGCAACACTTGTTGCTATTGCATTCTCTCTAAAATATTTTATTATTTTGTCTAGTCGTCTGTCCATCAGATCATCTGTAACTCGTTTAAACAATACTCATCTGGTGCAATATCATGAATTATAGTATGTGGATACTCAGGTACCCTCTTCAAAAAGATCAAGAAACTTGTGACACTTGGCCACAGTTCTGGCTCCAGTTTATAAAACAACAAAGGAATAGTTGCTTCATCAAATACATTAAACAAGACAATTAAATGGTTTATGATTAAATGTGTCTTCAACACTCCCGTATTCATGTACCGTTTTAGGAGTCTTTTAACATACTTAAATTTTTTTAAGTCTTCGTCAAAATCCTCCTTCGTAACAGCCTGGGGATTGTCGTAATATTTAATGGCAAATAAAAGGTAGTTATCCTCGTTCAATTCATGAAATTTCATAAATCATCTATTATGCATCGCCAAAGAAGGTATCGTCAGCAGCGTCACCAGCAGAACCATATGCAGCAGATCCAGTACTAATACCAGACATTGCAACTAAAACTTCACTCTTAACTCTTAAGTTACCATCACAGTCATTATAAGTTGTAAGTCCAACCCAACCACCATGTGCAACAGAGTATGCAGTAGTTCTAGCAACACCAACTTCTCCTTCGTCTACACCATAGATGTCAGCTGCGCCCCAATGAGAGTCGTGAAGAGTTGACTTAGGTTTTTGTGAAATTGTATAGTTTGTAGCAGCGATTGCAACACCACTTAGATGTTGTGTACTAGCGATGGAACACGTTGTTTGATTAGTAATAGCAGAAATAACTGCTTCTCCAAAAGTGTTTCCTACACCAATAGAAATTACATCTCCTACAGAAGCCGCACTAAATGATGTGCCAGAACCAGTGACAACCTTGGTTGCATAGTTAACGCTTACAGTACCAGGAGAGTAAATATCGTCTGATTTTCCCCAGAGTGCCATTGATTTACCCGATAAAATAGTTTTGTTCTAAGATTATTTATAAAAACCAAAAAGAGACTCCCTAGCAATGGGAGTCTCAATCTTTTACTTGTTAAGTAGTGCTTTCTCTAGTGCTTCCACTAGTTGATCATCTACTTTGTTACCTGATTTGGCAGCTGCCTTCTTAAGAAGTGCAATCACAAACTCTTTTAGTTTGTCTTCTAGATCCTCAGGGATCTTATCTACTGCCTTGTTTATTACATTGATAGCAATAGGTAGTAAAAATTTAGTCATAATAATACAGTAATTACTGTAATATATAGCCAGTTTTTTTACTTCTTCTTACTTACATCCATTATGGCACCTTTGCCATACTTGTCAGTAATCTTTTTCTTCACCCTATCAAATGCAGAAGGTCCTGTGTTTACCTTCTTTGTCTTCATCATTTCTTTGCTTGGAGGCATTGTAGTTGCATCCTTTTTCTTTGGATTACTTCTCCAAGTACCTTTCTCTAAAGCACGGTCACGCATACGATCGTAACCTTCCTCATTGAATTGCTTAAAAGTTTTAGTCATTGTCTGCCCTATCATGGAAACTACCTGTTTTATCAAATAGTTTTGAGGACTGTGACTGTCTTTTATGATACGAACTCTGAGCTTTTTTCCATTGCTTGTCTGCTTCTTTCTTGTCACCTCTCTTACGGGCATCTTTCATTTTGCGTTCAGATTTCCACTGTTGACTACGATGTTTTGAAAGTGCACCAAGTGCTTTACCATATGGTGACTGTGGCCTTTTTCTTGCCTTTTTACCACCAGATGCCTTAGTGCCTTTGTTTTGTATAGTCACTTCATCAGTTTTCATTGCCTGTACGTATTTCTTGACAGGTGTACCATCAGAAGTTTTCTTACCAGTATCCTTTACTTGTCCACCAGATCTAAAGTCTACTTTACCCCTTGTTCCTTTTTCTAGGATCTCCTTAATCATCCCTTTCATTTTCTTTTTCTTCTTTCCATAACCTTCTTCTACTGATGAAGGTGTAGTATCTGGTTTCTTATCTTCTATTGGATGCTCAATGACTTTACCATTAGCATCTTTTTCATGATGCTCCTTTTGCATCTTTTTCTTTTGCCAAGAATCAAGTGCGTCTACTGGACGACCACCCTTTGCCATAACAGACTTCTTATGTGCTTGGAATGCAGCAGCAGAACTTGCTTTCTTCTCACCTTCTGCTTTACTTGCAGCAGCACGTTTCGCAACATCTGCTTTTGCTTTATCTTGAATTGCTTGCAACTTAGGATTTAATGCTTCTTGAGTCATTCCTGCCTTCTTCTTCATTTTATTGGCAGCAATTTCACCTGCAGTAGCTGCTACAGTTTCACCTGCGGTTTTTGCTCCTGCTTTCAATCCTTCTACACCTGCTTTACCAACTGCTTTTGTTGCTGATCCTGCTGCTTTGGCAACTGGTTTTGCTACTTTTGCTGCACCTTTTGCTGCTACAGTTGCACCTTTTGCTGCTACTTTACCAGCACCCATTGCTACTTTACCACCAACCAATGCTGCTTTACCAAGCACTGCGGGAATAGCAGCGAGTGGTGCTACCTCATCAATCTTCTCACCTTCAGGTTCAAGTTCCATCTTGAGACCCATTGCTCTCAATTTATTTTTCTTGAGATTCACTCTAGTTGCAACTTCTCCTGATGACATGTCTGGTGTTATTTCCTTAGACATAGCACAATCTGTTTCTTTCTTCCCTTCTTTCTTCTTATCTTTAGGATTTAAGGATTTACCTTCTTTATCATAACCATAATTAGCATCTTCTGTAGCAAGAGGTTCTACATGCTCAGGATCCCAGTGATCCTTCATTGCCATCTTAGTGGCAGTAGCATACATAACTTCTTTTGCACGAGAACCATAGCGAGACTTCATATCAGCAAAGTTCTTTTTCATTCCTTTGACGAT